AAAGGTATTTATTTCAATACTCCATTCATATTCATCAGTTTCTTCATTTATAACTCTATTCTTGTGTTTAAACAATCTTAAAGTAGCTTCTTCGCATGGACTTGCTCCATTATGTATACTTGCTCTTCTAATTATGTATATCATTTTGTTTCCTCTTTTGTCTTTCCGTCTGTGAAAATAATCGTTGGCACGGTCACCTTTTCCCCTTGACTGGTCACGTCGATTTGTTGCTTTGATTTTCCGTAGGCACGGTCAAAAAGCAACTGAGCCGCTTTGATATCACCCTTTGCAGCCTTGCCCCTTAGCATGTTTAAAATGGCTTGTGCTGCCGTGATACCGTCCTTTTCCTCACCCATGACTTCAGCCATTAGCTTGTCTATTTCAGGTAGCTTCTTTGGTCTTCCGTTGGGGTTGCCTGATTGTCCTTTCTTAAATTCGGTTTCGGGTGATATTTTACCTCCTTTTGCCATATTGCCTGTATTATGCCTGTTTTAACTCAATGCCATTACGCTTAATAATCAATGATGAATCAAGTTTTCGCATTCTGTCAATTATGACTTGGCAGTATTTAGGTTCTAACTCTATGCCATAACAACGGCGTTTAAGTTGGTGCGCTGCTACCATTGTTGAACCGCTGCCGAGAAATAAATCTAATACCAATTCGTTTTTATTAATAATGTTTTCTATTGCCATTGCAGGTAATTCAATAGGCTTTTGTGTTGGATGCAAATATTTAGATGCACCATCTTTTCCAACACTCCAAACGCTGCCAAGTCTTTTGCCTTTTATTTCAGCTCCCCTATGATAAACTAATGCAACTTCAAAGTCAGTTGAAAATGTTTTTTTTAAATCTCCAATGCCCCCGCCTCCTTTATCCCAAACTATTAAATTTGATAACTCACCGATTGGTTCGCAAAATTCAATCCATTGTTTTAATACTTTCCAACTTGTCCAAACAAATACAAAACCTTTTGAAAATAGAGGTAAATTATTTATCCATTCAGTTATAAATACATTATCATTTTCTAACACATCAAACTTTTCTGTTTTAGTTCGCATATTGGATTGATAACTTACTCCATACGGCGGGTCAGTGAAAACCATATCCGCCTTTTCCCCGTTCATCAACCGTGCCACTTGGTCGCTATCCGTGCTATCCCCACAAAGTAAACGATGCTCCCCAATCTCAAACAAGTCACCAATAACAATGTCTGTTTCAATGCCTCCTTCTGGGACTTCGTAATCGTCTTCTTCCGCTTCAATTTCTTCAATTGTTTCAAACTGCGGTATCTCCAATCCCCATGCCTCCAAATCCTCAACCTCCCAATCATTCGCCAACGTATCCCAATCCCATCCTCCCGTGTTTGCATTGAGGCGTATGTTCAACTCCTTTTCGTCTTGTTCGTTAAGGTCAACGATAACACATTCAACCTCCTTGATTCCCAGCTTCTTAAGTTCACGGACACGGAAATGCCCACCGACAATGTACCCCGTTTGCTTATTATAAATAATCGGTTCAACCAATCCAAACTTTTCAAGGCTTTCTTTCAAGTGTTGCTCTTGCTTTGCCGTACTTTGTCGTGGGTTGTACGGTGCTGGAATTAAATCAGATATTTTCTTTTTCTCGATTATCATAATTTCTTCAGCAACTTTTTAATCAATTTTTTGTAAACCTTTTTCTGTATTTTCTTAATTAATTCTTTCTCTGCTTTAATTGATTCCATGCGTTTATCATAACGTGCCTGTTGTTCTTCATCAAACCAAGAACCTGAACAATTTATATAATCAGTATTATTTTTAATGTTTTTTTGATACAATTCTTCCGATTGATTTTCGTTTATTGAATCAAAAGGTACTTCGTTATTATTATTTTTTTCCATGTTACAAACTATTCAACACATTTAAACGCATTTGGTTAACCTTAATTAAATTCCTTTCCTTTTCTATCCACTTACGCCCAGCCTCCAAATCAACAAAGTAGGCATCATCTTTCTCTAAAGCATTTTGAACAATTTGTTTTAAATCGTTTTGATTATCAAACAAACGTACGCCTTCAATGTTAAATTCTTTTATATAACGTGGTGCATAAGGTATCGCCCCAGCAACCAGCATTTCCATAGCAAAGTTATTGGATTTTGATTGATTAAAGTTATCATTCGTTAAAGGAAAAATACCGTAATGTGGATTACTATTTTTCATCATCTCGAAATACTGGAACAAACTATTATTCCAAGGCACATGAATAGCTTTAGGATACAATGTTTTTCCTAACCAATCAGGTAAACCAACAAAAGCAACTTCAACCGTTTCTTTTGCCATCAGCCATTTCCAAAATAAATCAACCGTTTGTAAGTCTTCAATGTGAGTCATTGAGCCACGCCACATAATGCGTTTCTTTTTATCGATTGCCTTATCTCGTTTTACAGCGACAAAAGGTGTCGTTTCTAAATCTATTGCATTAGGAATAACCGTTATTTTATTTTCATCGTAATGCTGCTTATAAAAATCTTTTAGATACGGAGTTGAAGTGATAACATGGTCAGCGTATATAAAAGCACGTTCAACCGATTTCTTAACCACCTCTTTACTAAAATGTTGGCTTGATGGGTTGGCTGGGTTTACCTCATGTAATAGGTCGTCATGGTCTAATATAACCTTTTTACCCATTTTCTTTGCCTCTGATATCATTCCCAATATGTGGTCACCGTTAGGACGTTGAAACAAAACAACGTCAACGTTATAAAAGTCGTACCATTTTACGGTATCAGGATTAAGGAAGGTTATCTCCATAGGAATTTCCCTCCTTAACTTTATAAAAGGATTGACCGAACGATAATAATCCGTCGTTGGACTTGAAAGATTTGTAACTATACCTATTCTTATCATCGTTTATACCTTTCGTAAGTTTTAATCAATTCTGCCAACACGTCTTCCATTGAATGTTTTACCTGTTTTTCCTTCCATAAGTCGTATTGTATATCAAGAAGTTTCTGCCTTATCTTAACATCCCGATAGGTAATACCGAATAACTCGTTTTTTTGCTTTGTTTGTAACATAATTTAAAATTATTTCAAAGATATAATTATTTTTTCACAATTGGATTAATAAATCCCCTTTCCCCTTCGGATACAAAAACAGAATGCCTGTAAACATCGGACATATAACCAATTTTTATATCATTTTCGGCTGCAAATTTCATCAAAGGATGAACCGTGTTGTTCCAGTCGAACAAATCCACCCAGTTATCTGGAGATTGATAAAGACCTTCTCTGTTTAGTTTAACCAATGATAAATCAAATGAACCACCTATTTTATTAAGTAATGACGGTTTAAAGAATTCACAACTGCCCCGAATCCATCCTTTCGGGTCTCCGCATGAATTACAAAGTATCTCCCAGTTTTGCTCCGCTAAATAAATGACATTGCCTAACCATTTATACTGCTTAATAAAATTGTCATCATGGGTAAATAACAAAAGGTCGTATTTTTTATAGTCATGGTTTTGTAACCATTGATTTGAACATCCCCAGTCACCGATAGTGTTTGGATGTTGTTCGTAAATCCAACCCAAATTTTCTATGTCGGTTAACGTTGCAAACTTTCGATATAATATCAGGTCATCGCCTTGAATTGGCATACCTTCTTTTTCCTGGCGTGAAAAATCTGGAAGTCTATGTGATATACAAAACATATCAAACGATGAGCCTTTAGGCATCAATTGTCTCGACATGGATTCGTAAAAATCATAAGGGAAATGCCAACCTGATGCAACTACCGCTATTTTCATAGTAACATAGATAAAGATGGGAAATTTTCGTCAATGGTTATAAACTTAATACCCGATGAGTTAATTGGTTGGAAATCTTTCATCCATTCTACTTTATCTCTTTCTTTTGTGCCTCCCTCAAACAAGACCGTACTATTAAACAGGTTATCATCAACCATTTTTTTTAAGTATTTTATATGACCTGCATGGTTACTTATGTCAAAATGCATTAAGTCAAATGGTTCAGGGTTCCAGTTATAAAAGTCCATTTCAACCAATTCAATGTATTTTGTCAACCCTAATTCATCAATGGTTGCTTGGGTACTTTCCATTGACGTATTTTTGTAAGGGTATTTCTTCCATAGGTCATGACAAATTATTTTCCCTGAACTATCGAGGTCTCGTAAGGCTTGAGCCATTGAGATAGCTGAATAGCCATGTAGTGTTCCAAATTCAATTATCCAAAAAGGCTGCATCGTTAACACCGTGTTATATAGTGTCTTGCCGATGTTGTTCTTATGATAACTCGATGCTATGTTGTAATTGTAGTAAGCCATTAAAACGGAAATTCAGAATCTGATTTAAAAGAAGTTGCCTCTGTCACTTTTGGATTATCTAAATTTGCTTTGCCTCCAAACTCTAAGGATGAAACTCGACATATAATTACTGCCTCAGGTTGCCCATTTTTTAAGAAAGGGTTTACGCCTCCTGAACCTTCAACGACGACATAAGTACCTTTTAAAATATGTGGTGCAAGTTTTATTCCACGGTCACCCCATATAGAACAGGAAACCCAAATCGTTTTTTCAGTTGGATTATCACCGTATATTTTTTCGGTGTGAGCAACAGAAAATGAACAAACGGTCGTGTCACCAACTGTTTTTAATTGTGCGTCTGCACCTACCCGACCCGAAACAACTAATTTAATCATGTAAATAATTTTTTACTTTATCAATAATATAATCTATCTCTTTAGGCTTAATCCACCATCCGCACGGAATAGCGGACAAATGATTTACCACGCTTTCAAGGTTAGGTAAATAGCTTCGGTATTCCTGAACGCAAGTATGTTTATCATTTCTTTCATGAACTTGACTAACCATAATTCCATCCTCTTTCATTTTTTGATTAAACCTTTCTCTATCCTCAACTAAAATAGAAAATATCCAATAGGAACAATTATGTCTATAGTCATAATCTAAAAGCGTAATCCCTTTTACATCTTTTAATTCTTCCCTTAATTTCAAAGCGTTAAGCCTTGTTTTTCTAATATTCTCATCTACAATTTCAAGGTTGGCAAGTCCAATAGATGCGTTTATGTCATTCATGTGCATCTTATAACCCCATTCGGGTATATCGTTTTCACATCTAAAATCCGTTTTGTTTTTATCCTCCCTATCTATGCCATACCAACGAAGTAACTTAGCCTTTTTGTACTGCTTTTCATTTGGCAGAATTAACATACCACCGTCACCCGTCGTAAGGTGTTTAATTGCCTGAAATGAAAAGGCGCAATAGTTGGCAGAATTGCCAATCATGTAATCATAATATGTTGAACCAAAAGCGTGTGCGCAATCCTCGATTATATCAAAATTAAAATATTCTTTTAGCCTTTCTATTTTTTGCAAATCAACAGGATAACCTCCCCAGTGTACTACCATGACGGCTGCTACTTTATCGTTCATTTTTGAGTTAACCGAATAAGGACTTATGTTTAATGTGTTCGGGTCAATATCTGCCCAAATAATTTTAAACCCTGCTGCAAGTATTGCCCAGTTGGTAGCCGTGCAAGTCAAAGGGGTTGTGATAATATATTCTTTATTAGGGAATTTGTCTTTTATCAATCTTAACGCTAATTGTAAGGCTGATGTTCCTGAGTTTACTGTCACAAGATTTGGATTATTAAACCTTTCTTTTAACTTAAATTCAAATGCCTCATTAACTGACCCTTGACCTATAAATCCTGATTCCAAAACACCCTTTACCATAAAAGATGCTTTATCCGACATGCCTACCTTAAATAATGGTATCATATTAAATGAACTGAATGATTTTTAAAATATTTGTTTCCCTCATTTTCAAAAGGTGTGCCAATGTACTGGCTACAATTTCCCTCTATGACTTTTAGATTAATCCTATTTTCCATTTGCCATATTACAAAAGGGAAAGATACTTGGTCACGGGAAGAAAATTTGCAAACCTGTTCAAACCAAGACAAACCAAAATCAATTGTATTTTTGTTCACCTTTCTTATATAACATCCCATTTCGTAAAGTCCATAGTACTCAGGCATTCCAACTGCTTTATAAAAGTCTCGTTGTTGGTTGATTAAATCTGGATTATCCATTTTATCAATAGCGTTTAATTCCTGATATAAACACCTTCTTTGAGCATGTCGAAAACAAAGTAAATCAAAATCGCCATATTCATTATAAATATCCTCAGGATTGACCGCTAATTCATGCGTACCATCATGCCAAATTACATACTCGTAATGATTCCAATACGACTGAGTTAAAATCTTGGGTACTTTTGCATTACGCCTTGCAGAAAATGTCAAGTTGGAATAATTGTAATTTAAAACCTGATTCCAGACATGGATATCATGGTCAATGCTATCAACAAAAGCGTAATAATCGCAAGTATCAAATACAATTTCAGGGTCAATCAACTTGTCTTTGCCCCCAGTTATAGCCGTTAAAACAATTGTTCTTTTCATAAGACAAATATAACAAAATAAATTTTCTTTATTTTTTTATAATTTTATAACTATTAATTATTATCTTTGTGTTGCAAGGTGGCGGAAGATAGACGTAAGCTGAGAATCGACAGGGGTACAACTGTTATAGCTTTTATACGATTCATGCTGGTATCGAATCCAGCCCTTGCATTTAGTAAGGTGGCGAAAATAGACGCAATGTGAAATGAAAGTGGTTATTGCAAAGTTAAGGGAACGTTCAATGGACGCTGGAAAACATTAAAAAATATTACCTTAATAATATTTGCTGGTATTAAATCCAGTCCTTACTACTTATATAATTAAACAAAAACGGAAAACAAATGAAAAAAGTAATAACAACAAAAAAAGGGTTTAGCTGCACGGTTGATGCGGAAGACTACGAACTGGTATCCAAGTATTCATGGCACGTTATTAACGGACTTTTTGCAACCAATATGCTGGTTAACGGCAAATACCAAACAACTTATATGCACCGTATGATTACTAATGCGCCAAACGGTGACGTTGTAATTCATATTGATAAAAATATGAGCAACAATTGCAAAAGTAATCTAATGGTGATGAGCCGTTCTGATTCACGCATTACCCATGCAACGTCAAGGCGAAATAAAACTGGTTACCGTGGAGTTTCATTTCGACCCGAAATGTTTAAGTACACGGCTGTAATCAAGAAAAAGGAAAAAATAACGTATCTCGGTTGCTTTGATTGTCCAAAAGAGGCAAGTAAAGCATACGAAACGGCACTGGCAGAAATTTATCCACATTTGATACATTTGAGAAAAGTTTAGAAATAATTTTATATATTTGCATATAATCTTTTGAATCAGGTAGGAGCGATTCAAAAGGTATTTTGGGAAAATTATTTTTCTCATGACCCCAATGGACTCCTACCCGTTGGGGTTTATTATTTTATAAAAATGGAATTAAGATTAAATTTAGACGCTGAAAAAGGCTTAACTGCTGACCAGTTTTATTTATTATGCCACTTAGGAAATTACATGAATCACAAACGTGAAGCAAGTATAAGTAATTCAGACCTAAGTAAAATTACAGGATTTGGAGAATCAAAATTACTGAGGATAAAAAACGAATTAAAGGAAAAAGATTTACTAAAGATAAATTATTCCTATGATGAAAAATATGGAGGTCAAAAATCAAATACCTATTTAATAAATACAAAAATTATAGAAAAATTATGAATACATGCACAAATAAAACAAAGAAGTATTTTACGCAAATACCTAATGACTTGATAAGAAATTCAAGTATTTCAGATAGAGCGAGATTTTTATATTGCTATATGTCTTCAATGGCTGAAGATTGGAAATTTTACCAATCAAAAATGGCAAAAGATTTAGGATATTCAAAAGATACTTTAAGAAAATATCTTGACGAATTAGTTTCAACAGGATATTTAAAAAGAACTCAAAGAAGAACAGAAGATGGAAAATTTGATAGTTTTGATTATGTCATAGATTTTATACCAGATAAAAATTTCACCGTATCGGAAAAAACCCGTGACGGTGAAATACCGCTTCGGGAAAATCCTTCACTTAAGAATAAAAACTTGAAAGAAGAAAAACTTATTAAAAATAAAAACTTAAAAGATAATATTGAAAATTCAGATGAATTTTCGGAAGATGAAATCGAAATAAATCAAAATTACAAAGTCAACCCTTTTACCGTGATTGCTAATTTGCAAAGTCAAAAAGAAGAAAAGAAAACTTCCGCCAAAAGAAAAGAAGAAAGGAAGCCCAACCCGACCTACGAAGCCTTTACAGTGTTCTGTCAAACGTTTGAGCAATTATCTGGTGCTGCGTACCCGACCGACCAAAACGGAAACTATATCATGAGCCCCAAAGATGCTGGAGGCATGGTTTATTTGTTGCGATGGCTTGAAAAAGTTGACAGGAATGGTAATACTATTGAGGCATTAAAGGTTTTTATAAACGCTGCATGGACATTAAACGACAAATGGATTAAGGCTAACTTTACACCATCGACATTGTACGGACAATCGGCAAAGATTTATACTGCCTATCAAACATCAAGCCCAGCAGCAAAGAAAAAGGCATATGACGATGAGGTTGATAGGTTATTGGCAGAAGCGATGAAAAAATATCAAACTCAATAAAAAACAAACGAAATGAACCTACCAGCAATTGCAAACACCCTTGAGGAAAAAATACAAGATGTTCAGGTTGTAATCGACAACAGGGAAAAAAGATTGTTCAAAACAGGCGTCGTTGAATCACTGCCAAAGATAAACGACGTAATTAGACAAATCCTTCCATTGTATGGCATTGACGCAAGTCCTGAACATTTAATCGAACTAATCAAATTTATATCAACCTATAAACTAATTGCGGTTGAAGAAATTAAACTTGCCTTTGAGAAATTTGCAAGGCAAGAACTAAACATAGACGAACATAAGCTGTACGGCAAAGTTGATTTGGCTGCCATAGGTAGAATTTTAACCGCTTATATTAACTGGAGGCAAAAGGTATATTATACCATAGATAGCGAAGACGAAAAGAAACGATTAAAGATGGAAGAGGAACAAAGGCAAATTGAGGCAAAGAAAAAGTTTTACGAGGAATTTCCAGAAATGTTAACAGGGTTTAAAGGAGAATCCTATAAAGACGTACCCGTATATTGGTATGATGCAGCAATGGAAGCTGGTTTAATCCAGTATGCGGAAGGGGAAAAGAAAGCCATCTGGGAAGAAGCACTTGAAATATCATCAAAGATAAAGCCTGAGACCGATAATTACTTTGACTTTAAAAGCCAATTAAAAAATGCTGCTCAACTTCAGGAAACAAACGCAAAGACAATCGCACGGAAAATAGCGGTATATCGCATTGTTTTAAACCGTAAATGATTATCTTTGTGGTGCATACTTGTAAAATCTGGTTTTTCGTTTTGGAGTGAGGTAATTTTTTATCTCACTTTTTTTTAAAAATATTTGTGTAAATATTTTTTTATATCAAAAAATAATATTAATTTTATGTATTGAAAATAACAAAACAACCGATTATGAAAAACATGACTTATGTAATCCAACAATCTTTGATTGATGCTTCATCGTATGATGCTTATCATTACGCACGTCGAATTTTATCTTTTCACATTAATTTTAATTTTGGTTTATCTTTAGATGATTTACCAGATACAACCGAATTATGTGATATTTCTGATTCTATATGTGATATTATTAAAGAACACAGAAGAGGAGATATTAACGAAACAAATGCCATTTATGATATTAAAATGATATTAGACGACGTTGATATTGATTTTATTGAGTGTCAAGTTTATTAGTATAATCGGGGTGCAGCATCCGCTAAAACTGCAATTTAAAAACAACCGATATGAAAACAATAGAAGTAATTAGGGTTAACACTGAACACGATGCAAACGTGTACAAGTCAATCCTTGAAGGCAAATCTGAATTCCAATTCATGGTAAACATTCTTCATGCACCTAACGGTTATCACGTTTGCGCATCCACCTACTTTGAGGCAAAGAAAAGGGAAATGAGGGAAGCAGCTTATTTCCTGATAGACAAAACATTCTGGACTTAATTTTTTACAAATAAAACAACCAATTATGAAGATTTCAAAATTTAGATTATCCGTTTGTTTAGACGAGTATATTGATGACTTTGTTCATATTACGTTTGAGTATGGCGACGGAAATTACGGTGATGATACTATGCCACATTATGATGAGATTTGGGATATACTTGATTACAAATTTGAACCAGCAATATGCGAAGGTAGATACCCAACCTTAAACCTTGAAAAAGTTATAATGAACAATCAAGGCGACTGGATAGACATTGAAGATTAAACAACCTTAAAAACAACCAATCATGGAACAATCACTAAATGATTTAATCAACTTTTATCAAAACAAGATAGAAGAATTGCACATCGAAATTAGGCAAATGAACGACCAGAGAATTAAGGATTGGCAAATTGCTTTGGAATTTCGTGGTTATGCTCACCGTATGATATTGTATTATGTAAACATGTACAGACGTGACCGTTTACCATTTTACATTGATAATGTAAGAGACATGAAAGTACAACTTGAAGCACACAATGACTCTGGAGAATCAACAATAAATAGGTTTAGAATAAACCTTATTGAAAAATGCGATGAAGCAATCGCTGAAATGGAAGCGTTATGAACATACAAGAATTTGCAAAACGAATCAGCCTAAACAATGCCCCATCTAATTACGTTGAGCCTAACCAATTAAAAAAGTATTGGCGAACACATGGCGTTGCTGAACTTGAAAAGGTATTTAGGCAAGGTTATATTATCGACTACGATAAAGAAATAGACTGGAAGGAAATCAGCAATCATAAAAAGCAACTTTGGTACGAATCAATTAATCATTAAAAACAAACTTTATGAACATTTTAAAAGGGAAAATCAAGTACACGGCTGGAAAGGTCTTTGAAGGACAATTTGGAGCATCCATTAACGCTGTTGTCACTTTAGCGAATGGCGAAGACATTAGGGTTTATGGAAAGCCTGATGATGAAAAATTAAAAGCATTGAAGAAAGACGATGAGGTTACAGTTATCCACGACGGCAAAAGCTACAAAGTTGCCTTTGATATGACAACGGCTGACACGATACCAACAAAGGAAACAAACGAAACACCAGCAACAACTGTAAATAAAAACGGTAAATTAACGGCTGAAGAAATAAGCGAAAAGGCTACCTTCATGACTGGAATTTATGCAGATATATTTCACCAGTTACAAGCCTCAGGGTTAGAAGCTGCACAGGCACAACCAGCAGCAGCTACAATCTTTATCCAGATAGGAAAATTCTTTTAATCATATTGGTTTGTTTGCCCCAGCCTAAAATATGGCTGGGGATTTACCAATACAAAAACAATTTAAAATGAAAAAAAAATTAGAAAGACAAATAGATAATGCTATTTATGAAATTAATGATGTCATTATTAATTTAACAAATTATATTGAAAAACTTGAAAAAGATTTAATTGCAGCAGAAGAGCATCGCAAAAGGTCTGTAAAAATAGAATTTGAAAAAGGCTACGAAGAAGGCGTTAAATACACCGATGGACTTATTAGTGAAGAAAAAAATTCCCATTTTAAAAAACAATAACCATGCTACTACCAAAACCATATATCTCAGTCAGCCAAATAAACCTTTGGTACACCGACCGTGAAAAATATATCAATCGATATTATCTTGACCTTCCTGAAGAGCCTTCTATCTACATGGATTTTGGAAAGCAATTTGCCGAAGACACGGAAGCCTATATCAAAGACGGAATTATTATGGAAACATTCCCTAATTTTTACTTAGACAAAATACGTCCATTGAAAGGTCTAGAGGCTGAGAAGGAAATTAGCCTATCAATAAACGATATTCAAGTTAAAGGGTTCATCGACGCCTGGGATAAAGAAAATAACAAAGTAATTGACTTTAAAACATCTGGCAAACCGTGGACAATAGACACCTTAAAAAATAGCATACAAATGAAGGTATATGCACTTGCCATGTTTGTCAATGGTGATAAAATCCCTGAGTCTCAAATCAATTGGCTTGGCACAAAAAAAACAAAAAACGGTTTGGAATTTACAGGGGAAAGCTATGAATTAAATCATACATTTGTAATGGACGACCTACTAAAAGCAATTGTATTAATCGAAAATACTTGCAAGGAGATAAGCGAACATTTTACCAGTTTTTTACACACGTATAAATAAACCAGAATGACAGTACAAGAACTTTATAAGGAATTTAACGGAGCAGTCAGGCACAATGAAAATAAAATCCGTTATGACCTTTGTCCAGCGATTGCCCAACGGGAATACGCTAAGGTATGGACGCAAGGATTAGAAAAATACGATGAGCGCAACTGGGAAAAAGGTTTTCCGTTTTCTTTAGTCATTGCCTCAGCCATGAGACACCTTGAAGCTATTCGACTTGGTGAAATGATAGACGCTGAAAGTGGGCTTTTGAACTTTGCGCATTTGATGTGCAATGCTGCCATGCTAACTGAATTTTATTTTACTCACCCAGAATTAAATGATTTAAAGAAATGATTAAATATATTAAAATAAGATTATTTGGTAAACGCTATAATGTTTGGAAAGATGAAATTGATTTTACAAATAAAGAAGGGTATTATATTTATAATAATACAATATATTATGTAACTGGATTTCTTCTATTTTTTGTGTCACATAAAAAAAATGTATGAGTAAAATAACTGCTGTTCAATGGGTAATAGATGAAATAGAGCAAATGGAAAAAATATTAGATAATTTAATCAAAAATGATGTATCGTTAAAAAAAGATGTCGATGCTGTATTTACAGCTACGACTTTGTTAAAAATGAAATGTATTATTGCCAAAGAAATGGAAAAGGAGCAGATAATAGAGGCACATGGTGCAAAACAATATCACAAAACTATAAACGGCGAACAATATTACAATGAAACTTATAAAAAAGAAGACAAATGAGCAAACCAACAGTAGTTCAATATTTAATAGAGGTATTACGGGTAAATGCTGGAATACGAGTTTCAAAACAGTTTCAAGAAGAAGTTTTACAAATGGAAAAACAAATGATAATAAATGCTTATTTAGCAGGATATTCAGCAACTGAAAATCAAGGAGATGCAGAAAATTATTATAATGAAAATTATAAAAACGAAGAAAAATGAGTAAACAAACGGCAGTTGAATGGTTATTTAATAAAATGATAACCGAAAAACACACTATATCTGAATGGAATAATATTCGTGAAGAAGCAAAAGAATTGGAAAAGGAGCAGATAATTACATCTTATAATGAAGGAAGTAATCAAAATGGATTTCCACTAAAAGATGAAGCAGAACAATATTACAACGAAACTTATAAAAACGAAGAAAAATGATTTTAACAGACAAAACCATCATTGACGAAATAGCAGCTAAAAACATTGTCATTGAGCCTTTAATAGAAGAAAATATTGGAACTAATAGCGTTGATTTAACTTTGTCAAAAACGCTATTAATGTACACCGAACATGTTCTTGACGTCAGGCAAAAGAACCCATACGTTGAAATTATCATTCCTGAAGATGGATTGATTCTTAAACCAAATATCCTTTACCTGGCATCAACTGTAGAATATACGGAAACATTGCGCCATGTTCCAATTATTCAAGGAAAATCCAGTTTAGGCCGTTTAGGGTTATTTGTTCATATAACGGCTGGTTTTGGCGATGTTGGATTTAAAGGACATTGGACGCTTGAGTTGGCTTGTATTCAACCAGTCAAGATATACCCAGGCATGAAGATTGCACAAATCTGCTACCATGATATATCTGAAATGCCATACACCGATTATGCTTCAAAAGCAGATGCTAAGTATTCCAATCAGGGTAAAGACCCTGTTGCATCAAAAAACTATAAAAACTTTTAACCATGTTAAATCAAAAAGAAAGGATAGAAGCAACTAAATTTATGCTTAATCTATTTGTCGCAGCTGGAGGCATTGTTACACTGTGCTTCGCTATTTATTACATTGTTGACCTTATAAAAGACTTTAGCAAATGAAATGGGAAATAAAATACAATGAAGAAAGGGTAATAGTTAACGGAAACACGGTCGAAGAAGCGATTGAAGAATTTAAAAAACTCAGGATACACGTTGAAAATAAAGAAATAAAGATATCTACTTTTGGAATGTTGCATAGTATTTAGGTTGTTTTTGATCCCATATCATTTGGTATGGGATTTTTTTTTAAATAAATACACAAATATTTTTTTATATAATTATTTATACATATTTTTATAAAAGAAACAAAAAAAAATTTTATTACTACTAAAAAAACAAACAAAATGGAAAAGAACATTTACACCGTGATGTATTTTGGCAACGCCAAGAAATATCAGGATTTACGTCAAGAAATTGCAGCTATCTCAAAGCGCGAAGCCGTTGAAAGGTTTTACGCCGCAATGCTAAACTCAGATTATTTCCCTGTTGATGAATTTTCATGGGGAGGACTTGTTTACGATTGCGACGGCAACGTCATTGCAGATACATATGATGAAACTATTGAGTACGATGGAGGATATTTTTATGCTGAACAACTTACGACTGTGTAATTAAAACAAAACCAGATGAAAAAGAAAGAAGAAATTATCTATGTTCCGCAAAACAAAAGCCTTCCTTATTTGGTAGGTAGTGGCTTAACCATTGCATTTATTTTAGGATTGTGGTATTCGCCTGTTGAAACGGAATACTATACCCAGTCAGTTTCACCAATTATCAAAATTGAAACCGTATTTGTAAAAAAGACGATTGAACCTTTGAAAGTCAAGGCGAATAATATCAAGACTTCCGCTTTTGGATCAAGGCAGTACGGTTGGCAGTTGCGTAAAATGTCAGAGAATCAACTCAGGGATTATTTAACGGGTATTGGCTTTCGTAATTTGCAAGGAGAGAACCATTCTAGACTAAGGCGTATTTGGTTAGCATACAAATACAATGATATGCTTATGAACGTTCATTACATGACCGATTTCCCAGTCTCAATGATTTATTCATTCTTTATTATTGAGGCGACAAACAACGGGATTGAAACCGACCTTTGGCGATTACACGCAAACGCTGGAGGAGGCAAAGCATTAAAAGGTTATGACCATGTGACCTATAAAACAAGGGAGGTAATTAGGGGAAAGAACCGTTATATAAAAGCAAAGTTTTTTTCTGCTGATAATACCGAAGATGGGTTAAAACTTTGGGCTCAAATCCTGAACTCTGGAAGATACTACGAATGCAAAAAAGCGAACTATAAGTTAAAAGGCAAACGCTTGTACGAATCTATCTGCAAATGTATCTACGAAAACGGGTATCACACCGACAATGATTATAAATTTCGTGCGTCCTTGATGGCTGAATACTGGGAAATAAAAAGGGATAACTTTCCAAAAGATGGGCAAAAGGAAGAATTTTGATTTTTTTTTAAAAATATTTGTGAAAATATTTTTTTATATCAAAATTTGTTTTTAAATTTACGTATTGAAAATAACAAACGATATTTCACAACTTTAAAAACACAACAAAATGATTCAGATTAATCACTCAGAGTACCAGAAAAAAGTAAAATCATTAAGTAATGATTGCTTAAGATTTATAATTAAAGATTGTAAAGAAGCAATTGATGCCATGCCTAATAATCCAAAAAATTTTTATTATCAAGATGAAATTCATTATTGCGTAATGGAATTAAACAAAAGAAAATAATTGCCTTCACAGGGCAGTCCCCCAGCTGCCCTACTTTTTTCACCAACTAAAAAACAACCAATCATGAAACAGAAAGTAGAATTAACCGACAAGAAAACTGGCAAAGTATCCGTACGAGTTTTCAGAAGCAAAAAATCATGCAGCCAATTTATGAATAATTGGTACACGAGTTACTCATTCAAAGTATTAAACATTTTTTAAAACAACCTACAATGGAAAAGAATTTCACAAACACACAATTTAAATGGACATTTGAAAGCATTAGCGATAACATTCCAACTATCATGCTTACTACAATTGTCCTTACCTACGGAATCAACGCCTATTTAACCGCTATCTTTTTACCGATTGACTTTTGGATTGCTATCATAGCATCAACCATTTTACAACTCGGACGCTTTGCAGTCGTTTTCATGGACTTTTTAAACCCAACTAAAGGACGAAGTCCTTATCCACCTAAAATAGCCTTAGGAGCAACGCTAATAGCCTTAATCGAAGTTTTCTTTGGCTTATCTGAAAAGTATTCTGGAGCGCAATTTATAACCATGTTTTTCTTTGTTGGCACAATAGTAGTCTTTGGGTACCTTTTGGAAATAAACTTTGTTGACAAAGGCGTTGAGGCTTATGGCATTAATGCACCAGAACCAATCAAACGCCGCAAAAGAAAGCCTGTTGCAAAAAAAATCAATGAAGATGCGCCAAAACAAGGAAGCGGTTATGTAACTTCGTTTAAAACGATAACTTTATAATCATGAAGAAAAATAAAAGTAAAACAGGCATTGAATACCTAAAAGGTATTTATGATAAAGAAAATAAATGTCCATTAGTTTTCGAAGCCGCCGAAATGTTACAAATGGAAATAATGAATGAATTTTCAAAATGGCTTTCTAATGAACGTTGGTATATATCTGACTATGGTGGCGATTGGTATAATGAAATTATTAATGAGGATGCTTATAAATTAAGTGAGGTTTACCAATTATTTTTAGAAAGTAGAAAATGAAAACATATATAGGGGTTGACCCCGCAATAAGATTAAACGGAATGGCATCATGTATAATTGCTGACAAAGTAATTATCTTTAAAAGATACAAACGCTTTGTTGATTTTATAAAAGATGTTCCAACGTGGAATGATTACCACAATCCGATTATCCTTGTGGAAGACTCCAGCCTTCAGAACATTACTTTCAATTCATCTATTAATCGTGCTATCCTTTCCCGAATGTCCAGAAACGTGGGAATGAATCAAGGAGCAAGTCGCATAGCTTATGAATGGATAAAGGAAAATGGATACAACGCATTTAATATTTCACCTGAAGGTAAAGGTAGAAAATGGGGTAAAGAAGTTTTTTTAAAGGTCGTTGAACAAGAACGGCTAAAATTTGAACCTGATTTTAAACCAGCCAAAGTGACTCAGGATATGATAGACGCATTTTTCTTAGCGCTTATGGCAAAAAAATATATTAAAAATGGCAAAAGGTAATATAATCATTGATGGATTTTCCGTTAAAAAATGGAATGAAATAGAAACAATAGCTGCTCAATATCCAAGACCTATTCGGTTTTCAGAAACGGTATCAAGTAAAATAGCAATTTTAAATTTTTATTTAAACGAACTTGTGCCTAATGGGAAACCAGCTTACATGACAATGGATAAAGGTAGAATGATAGCAATTGCATATAAAATATATGACGGAAGAGATACCGACGGAGTTAAGGAATTATGTTTAAAATTATTAAGGGTTTTAGTAGGTTAGTTTGATTTTAATTTGTTAATGTAGTTTGTGAAATCTTTCAGGGTTGGCAGTTGCGTCAACCCTTTTTTATTTCAAAACTCATAGCCCAAATGCTTTGCATAATCAACAACCGCCCTTGCATGACATAAAGCCAATGTATCCTGAAACTTTGGGTCGAACATCATTAGCGTATCTTTGTAATTGGTAAAGAAACCGTTTTCAGAAAGGACAGAAGGCATGGTTGTTTTAGTCAATACATAAAACATTTCCTCCCTGTCATTGTCCCCATCCTGAGTATCTTTCCTAAATACCCAGTTAGGAAAGGATTCTTTGACCTCGTCAAAAAGGAATGAAGCGTATATATCTGACTTTGTTTGTCCAATACTGGTATATACTTCCCAACCTCTGGCAGCTTTGTTTTCCGCAGCATTGCCATGAATGGAAAGGTATAATGAATCGGAATAATTGGAAGCAGCAAAATTAGCTTTCTTTACCCTTTGTCCCAATGGTAAATCTAAAATAGGGTCGTAAACATTCATAACTGAAAATCCCCAGTCTTTTAAATACTTCTCAATTAAAACGGCAACATCACGGTTAAACACACCTTCAAAGAACCAACCGTAACCGTGAAAAAGGCTATTGGTATGCTGGAAACATTTGGAAGGGTACGTCGTGTAATTGTTTGGTATTTTTAATTTAGGATTAATTCCACCGTGACCAGCATCGAGGAAAACGCAAAATTTATTTACTTTCATTACTCAGCAAATTGAAAATTATAGACTAAAGTTTTTGTGCTATCTATTGTGTAGTTCATCCAAATACCTCCACCAGTTTTAGGAGCTAAACCTTTCTCAACGACATAACCGTTAAACTCAGTAGGTGCATTCTGGTAAGTTCCAGTCTTTATATGCCACTGCTGGTCAAGATATTCTTTGTATCTTGAAAGTCTTTGTCTTGTGATTGGTACTATCCAGCGGTCGTGAGTGTGCCCAGAGATAATTATATTGCAATCGGGCAAATAAACCGCTTTTCTGTTTGTATTTATGACATCTCGAGTGACTGGTCCTCCGCCTCCAAAACCGTGATGGAATCCAATGATAAGGGGATGTGAACCAGTTTCTTCTAAATAAGAAAAAAACCTACAATAAATATATCCTGAATAATTGCCTTTAGAAATATCAAGTTTATAAGCTATTTTATCCGCAATTCCATATTCAATTCTCCTCTCAACCGATGTTTCATGGTTGCCTGGGGAATAAAACGCAAGTACATCTTTGTATGGAGTAAGGAAATCTACCACATCATTAATAACTTCATCAATATACTTTGAAGAGTTGTATTTAGGATTAAGGTCAGCCTTGTTACTTCGTGGGTCGTATTTGCCTTGCATCAAATCTAACAAATCACCAAAGATAAATACTGGTGCATTTCGTTTAAGTGCTAAATCTAAATGTTGTTTTAATTTATCACGGTCACAATGCAAAGAATCAAGGTGAACATCGGAGATAAATAGCATCCATCGTTCTTTGCCGTATACTTGAAAATCTTTAAACTCATGCGTGTTCGGAAATATCTTGTTAAGTTTCATATTGTTTTATTTTAAAGGGGATAAGAATACATCCTATCCCCTCGGCACTAAGGTAGCGAATCTCAACTGCGCCTATAATTTAAATCCAATTAGGGCAAAAGCTGCCGAAATTAAACCAAGTTTTGCTGGTAATTTTACTTCTATCTCTTTGCCAGCACATTCTTTGCTTGTCTCTTTGATTTTGTCCCAAATAATTTGAGCCAATTTAATGTACTCTCGCCAAGTAAATTTAACTTTATTTCCTTCAAGGAATACATTTACCTCTCCAGCAAGTTCGGCAAAATTCATTGAATAACATGCCAAATCTCCAATAGGACTTTTCGGAGTGTTTGCGTTTTTTAACGCATCTACTAATTTTACTTCCATCATTTTTTTTTGTTTTAACGTCTAAAAAATCTTAATAAATATGTACCAATATTAACTCCCGTTATTGAACGTATATTTTCAGCAATGCTATATAGTTCAGTTGTAGCAATGGTAAAAGCTACCATGTATGTAATGTTTAAAGGCAAATTAAAAGTAATACGACTGCCCTCAAAAATCATTATACCTACAAAGTAAACAACTATTTTTTGCGATGTTCGGTAAAGTCCTTTACTCGTAATTGCTTCTCCCCTTTTTCTAGCAGCCAAGATTCCTGTGATGGTATCAGCAAAGACCACAAAAACAGTAAACAAAAGAAATCCTTTAATTGGTATAAAGAAAGAAGCGATAAAACCGCAGCACACGGCAAAAGCAATGCCTTCATATCCAAGTTTTAAAATGTTGTAGATAACTGCTTTCATCACTCTAATTTTATAAGCCTTACATTGCCATCCACAGTTGCAAATTTGCCATCAGCGTATTTATAGCAATCGTATTTGACGGAGTTAAATGTAAAAGATATTTGGTTGGTAAAAGTGGCTAATAAAAGATTTGTTGAAATGGTGTAAACTTTGCCATTGTCTGGGTTGAAAATTAAACGCTTATTATTGTTTAATTCAATTACTCCATCAATAATTTCACCGTTAAAATTCAATTTCCAATTACCCAAAAACTTTGCAGTATCCCTTTGAGCAGTTGTAAAATACACAGGCTTACCGCTTATTTGAACGTGCAAATCATTGTAGTAATTAATCCTTTGCACGGCTTTGCCCTTTGTAATAATAGGCTTAGCATATAAAGATAAAGTAGTACTTTGCCCTTCAGCTTTTCGTAATAATGTTTGAATAGATTTTAAAGAATCACCAAGTAATTCTTTATTTCCAGTAATCGTTGAATCACTATATTCCGTTTGCGTAATAATGTAATATAAATTACCCTGTTTTTTTATATAAACAGTATCTAAGACAACGTCTTGCGCAAAGGAAAGCAAGGGAAGAAATAAAAATAGGTATCTCATTTTATTTATTTTCGAGGTTAATAATTCTTTTCTTTAAGTCTTCTATTTGACTTTGTTGCTGCTGAATTGCTTTAGTTAATAATGTAACCATATAAGCATAACTAATTGCATCAGGTTCGCCATTGTCATTATTTTCGTATAATTCTGTCAATTTTAAATCTGCTAATTCTTCAGCAATAAAACCAGCATATATCTTATCATTGTTGCTATTTATTGATTTGTATGTTACTGGTCTTAATTTCATTACTTCATTTAATCCTTTAGCATAATCTTCAACATCACTTTTATATTTTATAGATGAGGTTGACCTTAATAAATCACCATCGGAATCAACAAATAAATTTGCTGCACTTGCTGTAGTTGAACTGTATGCACCAGTAATTCTGCCATTGCCGTCAACGTGTAGTTTTTCGGCTACACTTGTCGTGCCGATGCCGACGTTGCCTGTGTTAGAAATATAAAAAGGTGTTCTACTTCCATCGCTCCCCACTTGATTAAAAGAGAAATCAGTTTGAGCACTACCTAATGATGTGTTTGCACGATATAAATTTATTTGATTCCAACCATAAGTTGCATATTGATTAGAGTCATCTGTTCCTCTTTGTAATCTTAATCTTTGATTAGTTGTTCCACTTCCACCTAAATCTAATTGGTAAGATGGACTTGCCGTGCCAATACCAACGTTGCCTCCAGCCTCATAAACTGCGCTTGTATCAAATATTCCGCTTGAATTGGTACGAATTAAATAATTATTAGGACTAAATGAACTTGCACCCGTTCCACCATTTGCCAGAGGCAAAGTGCCTGTTACTCCAGGAGTTACATTTGCGCTTCCATTAAATGAGGCAGTTAATGTTGATGCAAGATTTGTTTGGAAAGTCCTACTTGTTGTCAAAGTTGCTGCGCTACCTGTTGTATTTTGATTTAAGGTTGGTACATCTGATGCTTGTATTATTCCTGTTCTACCACTACGATAGTAATTTGTTAACATTGATGCCGTGTCTCCACGCTCAATGTAAGGTGTAAGCATGGATGCCGTGTCCGAAATATTTAATTTAGTTGCAAATCTTGTTGTAAGATTTAAAGTTGTTGTGTCAAAGGTAGAACCGCCAGCTTGTATCCATCCATTACTTGCAGTTTTATAATGCCATAGCAAATTGGTAACCGTATCAAGCAAAAGAAATGCACTTGTATCTTGCTTGTTTGACCGTGTGATTTTACTTGTTGCAGTAACTGTATCAATGGATGCCACGCCCCGCCAAATCAGCCCATCAGCAGTTGTCTGTTCTCCCAGCGTTATTTTTTGATTACCGTTGCTCGGATATTGTGCCCATGCAAGGCAAGGCAACAAGGCAAGGGCAAAGGAAAGTATTTGTTTCATGTTTTTGTTTTTAAAAATTTCTTGATATTACCCACCATTTAGAACCATCTGATTGAACAGTAATTGATTGTCCGTAATCTACTTGGTTTAATTGTGTACTTGTTTTTGTATATGGTTTATTAGTCATAAAACCAAGAAAATAATCAACATCACTTACATTGATTATATTTATAATTCGATTTGTGTGACTTGATGGACTACCTAAAAAATCAGTTGTTCCACCGCCTGTAACTGAACCAGTATATTCAAAAATGTAGGTTACAACATCAGAAGGAATAGGATTAAAAAAACCACTTGTTCCTGATTCTTTTTTTATTTTTCCTTTTAATCCTCCATTTAATGTCATCATACCACTAAAAGATTTTTCACCAACAATAGTTTCATTACCAGTTAAACCTACTTTGGCATTAATTCTATTACTTAGACTTGTAGTGTCTGTTTGTGTAGCCGTTAAAACATCATTTGTTAAATTTAATCCTGAACCAACTGTAATATTACCAACACCATCACTTGAATTTTTACCAAGTAATTTGTTTGTACTTGAATAAGAACCACTTAGTATTAAATTAGAAGATAAAGTAACAAGGTTATTAAATGTTTTAGTTCCAGATATACTTTGATTTCCAGTCAAACCTACTTTGCCATCAATTCGACTGCTTAAATTAACTGTATCAAGGTTATTTAATACATTATTTCCTCCTTCTGTTATATTACCAGTAACCGCTAAAGATGTACCTATGTTTACATTTCCAGTAGTACGAGGTATAGAAATTGAAACGGCTGGATTAAATAAAGTAGTGCCATTATAATTTTTCATTTTTATTTCTAAATTATCAGAAATAGCATCATACATTATTTTTGCACCAAAATTAATATCTGTTGCACTTTTTGTGCCTGTTTCATATAACATTATGCCTGAACTATCTTGAGTAGTATTATCTCGACTATTCAACATTATAAATTTCCCTCTTGATAATTCTAAATTTGCCGTAGGTGTTAAACCTATCCCAATATTACCACTACTTTCTTGAATAACTGAATTTGAAACACTTGTAGTTGTGTTAAATTTTGGTATAAAATCAATTGTTCCTGAACCCGTTACCCCTTGCAAATCGGTAAATGTTCCCGTTACCGTGCCTCCGTCAGTTTGATTGAGGGTTAAAGTTTTTGTATCTGTTCCCGTGAAAGCCAATGATGCTATTTTGTCATTATATGCTATATCCCATTGACTTTGTTTTGTATTTGTAGGCAATGAATAACCGCTTGAAAAAGTTATTCCAATGTTTCCGCTTGAAGTTATCGGACTATTGCCAACATCAAATCCAGTCGGAGCGGTTAATCCAACACTTGTAACCGTGCCGTTATCCGAGAAAGTTCCTGATACAGTGCCTCCATCTTGTTGAGTCAAAGTAATCGTTTTCGTTGCCGTTCCTGTTACCGCTAAACTGTTTATTTTGTCATTGTAAGCCGTATTCCAATTTGTTGAGTTATTGGTAATGGAAGAAGCCCAAGCCGTACCCGTTGACAATGCTATTCCAGCCTCAGGGTAAACTGGATTTGGATAAACACCAGTTCCAACCGAACCTATTCCGCTAACAGTCGCAACGGTATAATTAGCACCAGATTTAAATGAGGTTGAAACTATGGTTATTTTATTGGTATCTGTTAAATTATACTGGTCATTGTTTAGTAATTGTCCATTGCGAAAAACTAAAATATAAGCCTTTTGTTGAATAGGAAATTTTGACGTAGTTGTCCAAGTTAAAATGCTTGAAGTTGAACCTGTATATTCTTGTTTTAATATTTTAATCGTATCCCCACCAATGGCAACATTGATTGAATCTTGCAACCTTGCGTAAATGGTTGTCGTATCTAAACGCAATGTACCCGTTGTTGTAATTGTTCCACCAAGCAAACCAAACCCTGAGGCAACGCTTGTCACCGTGCCTGTTCCTTTTGCGTTTATTCTATTGGATAATGAAGCCGTATCCGCTGCGTTTAATTTTAAGGCAAAACGATTTGATAGGTTAAGGCTCAATGTATCGCTTTGAGTGAAAAGAAAAGATGTATCAGCAGAAACCGTGCCTGTTGTTGTGATTGGATTTGGATTTACTGTAATTCCTGTTCCTCCTGAAATAGAGGTTAATGAACCACTCCCACCACTTCCCGAACCAGCACCGCCACCACGAGGAAATATTACGGTATAATTTTCACCAGATTTATAAGCGGTTGCACCAATTACAACAGAGGCATTAGTTGGTATAGTATATTGAGAAGGCAAAAGTATTTGACCATTTCTATAAACCTGAATTACTGTAACTCCACCGACAACTAACGTATCGCTTTGCGTCCAAGTCAAAGTAGCTGATGAAACATTAGTAAAATCTTGCCTTGCATAAAATCTACCGCTTGTATCTGCGTAGGCTTTTGTTGCGTAATTGGCTAACATAGATGCAGTATCAGAAATATTTAGTTTTAAATCTAATCTTGCCTGAAGATTTAAAGTAGTCGTATCAAAAGATGAACCACCGCTGCCGCTACCTCCACCACCTTTAATATATACAATCGTATAGTTTTCACCAATTTTATAACTATTCCCAACTATCTTTATTTTATTTGTGTCAATCGTTTCATATTGACTATTATTTAAAATTTGACCATTTCTAAAAGCCAACAAAAGATTTTCATCGGTTGGAAGTTGAACACTTCTTGTCCAAAATAAGGTATCACTTGTAACGCTTAAAAATTGTTGCTTAAAATAACCATTTGTAATATCATTAATGCTATCTTGAAAATCATTTGCAATACTATCAACATAATATTTCAATGCGTAATTATCCAACATTGAAGCAGTATCTGATATGTTCAACTTTAAGTTAATACGATTGCTTAAAGAAGTAGTATCAATAGTAGTTCCTGATGGCAATTGATTCCAGACATTGGAAGTAAAATCAAAGGAATAAAATTTAAGGTTAACGGTATCAAGGATGACCCACGCATATTGATTTGAAACTGGTTGAATGGCAGAAGTATCGCTTAAAGAACCTCTCCAGACCAGCCCGTCAGCCGTAGTCTGATAACCTAATCTTTGTTTGTTTATATTAATAGGGAATTGACCGTACAGGCTAATAGAAAGGAATAAAAAAAGGATTGAAGGCAGATTTTTTTTTCCTCCAATCCTGCTGACTACTCCCCTTAATATTTTTAATAAAACCTCTTGCGCTATAATTTCGCCAACTCTTCCCAACATTTTGAGAAATCTTCGTGGTTTTTTTATGTTTTCTTCCATATTTTTTATAAAACTACGCCTAATGAGGTATATATATCGTTATTTATTTCTTCATCATCACAAGTTGAATCTGGACAACCAATGGATGAAGGTACAAAAGCTGTAAAAGAAAGGTAATTATCACATAAATAATCCTTGATACGTTTTGCCTTTACCTGAATCCTTTGAAGCAATGTATCTTGATAAAACTTTAGACCGTCAACACCTACATTTTGCCCGTATTCATTGTCCAAAGTATATAGACCATTTGAACCCATTTGCATAACCATGAAAGGCGAAGCCTCATACAAAACAGCATTGGCACATAAAGCCTTCAATTGACTATCCCAAAGTTGCTGATAAGCCGTTGATGTAAAAGCCGTACTATTGCCTTTGTTGGCTACCATTGCATCATATAAGGACAATCCAATAGCAGGAACAACCCATCTAAACTCAGCATCCTGAATATGTGGACTAATTAGGGATTTGTCCAAACGTATATCGGCTGGTGTAGGTCTTGCAACCCCACCGCTAATGACCTCACTCGGTTGTATTAGTTGGCTCATTTCTTTAACTTGTTTTGAACTTTAACCAATTCCGCTTCTCTCTCCTCCGTTGACTTTAAGGTAATTGGTCTTCTTACCCCTTCGCTTTCCCAAACTTCATTTACCTCTTGTGAAGGTAATGGGAAACCAGCCATTTGTCTAAAGTATTCCTCATCGTCTTTTTGTGCTGTTATTGCACCTGAACGAACACCAACACCATAAGCATTTATTAACGCTTGTACATCTATGGCAGATGCTTTATTTTCGCCTTCATCACTAATAGGTGAATACCCTAATATCTCTCTTTTTTCATCAACCGTTAAATTGTTTTCAACGGCTATGTCTCCCATAAATGATACGGGTAAAGTATTTGAAATGCCAAACGTAACATCTGTAAAGGCATTATTATATTGTGAAATCTCTTGTAAAAAGGGATTTATTATTCGACTTAATAAAAGGTTTTGACGTGGCTTGATAACTGTATTTTGCAAGTATTCCATTTCTTGCCTAATCTGTTGGTTGCTTCCCAGTTGTCCACTTGTTGCAAAACCAGCTAATGACTTTGACCAACGGTTGGCAACTACAATTGCACTTGCAGCTAAATTCTGAAGGTTTAAAAATTCGCCTTCATTTTCCTTTGAAGTTGGAATCCAATTAGCTTTTAATTTTTCATCTCTTAAAACCTGAACAAACAATTTATGATTGTTGCCCATGCCTGTAAATTTTGACTCAATACCTTGAACAAGATTCTTAGCTTCGTCTTTGGTCATAGTTCCAAAAAACTGCATCAATCCCGAAGGCATAAAACCATTTTCAAACTTTGAAGTATTGAATCTTTGAATGCGGTATTCCATTTCAGCCCACATCTTTGCCCCTATCCATTCAGGTAAACCAAAATAGAAATATCCAGCACTATACTGTTTAACGTGAATGACAGAACGTTCAGTACCGTCTTCAAATTGTTTAAACTCAGGATATATCGGTACTTCCCTAAACCCTTCATTAACGTAAAAAGAACCGTCAGTCGTTAACGTTACTTCTTCCCAATTGTCATATATACCAACTGATTTAACTATCTGGTCTTGCCCAGCTTTCCTTATACCAATGTTATAAACGGGTACATGGTAAATGTAGCTGAACGGTTGACTGCCAACTCTTCCTTTAACTATCTCAGCAAAACAATTGCCAAAGGCATCGTAATCAAATGCCAATGCCCCTAAAACTTCCTGAAGGTTTTGATTATGTAAATTGACTGAAGAAATGACTTCCTCAATCTCAGTCAATGAATCATCCGTTATTACTTCGCCTCTTTGAGATGTTGTTAATAAGGTAGTGGATTTGCCTTTAATTGGAATAAAGCCATCACCCACTACCATATTAGTTTTATCCTCAATTATTCGTCTTAAAGTCGGAGAATTGTTTACAATTGCTATTAAACTTTTAAGAAAATCGTCTTTTTGAGTAAAGAATCTTACCCATTTTGCGCCTGTAAAATCAAGCCTTTCCCGTGAAGGTTCATTAAAAATATCCTCTTGCACTAACATAGTGTTTGAGGTATCTAAAGTCACAGAAGCTAATAAAGGACTTTCGCCCCTTTTAAGTCGTCTGCTGTTCCTGTTCGGGACTGCTTGTATTTTCTTTAATTGGCTCATAAATCGTTTTCTCAGGAGTAAAAATAACGTGTTGCGAAACAGACTTAGGGTTGGAATTAAACCATGCCCTAAGTTCTGTTTGCGTAAAATCTCCGATAGTCTTGCGAATTACACCAGCTTTGCCTGTTGGGTCTGAACCAACGTACATCATAAACTTGCTTTTTTCTCTAACTATCATAATTTAATGATTAATCCAATGCACCCATTACGGTAGCACCATCAACAATATACCTTGATTTGTTTGTTGTTCTACAAGTAATGGTAAGCGTTTCTTGGTTGGAATCGGTAAATAATGCTCCAGATAAACCTTCAGCACTTGTTAACCTTGCAACCCTTTTCTTACCTCCTACTTGCTCAACACCCCAAATCCAGTAATTACCCGTATTCTCAACGTGAACAACCACTAAACCACAAGCCTGATTTGCCATATCCTGAATCAAGTTTCGTAATTCTTGGTCACGACAATTAATTACACCCGTTAATGATTGCTCGATAGCAACAGATAAAGTGTCAGGGTCTTGCGTTACGGTTTCGGTAAACGCACCAGAATTATCCCTAAACTCTATTTCATAAAAAACGGCTGCCGTGGAAGTCATTGTAATAGCCGTACAAGCTGCTGAGGCATTCGTTGAAATCGATGTCACTTGATTTGCATTCGCAATATAAAGTTTACCGATACCTCCAGCACAAGTTCCGTCCGTACATTGATTTAACCAACCTCCTGTTATACTACTCATATTAATCTATTTTAGTAGCCTACGCTGATTAAAGAATTATGAATATAATTTACACCCATTTTGAAACGAGCCTTAATATATACCTTCTCGTCTTTCTGGTCGTACCAAAGTTCCAATGCAGTTTCAGGACTTAATACGTCAGTTGCCAAAACCTTATTTAAAGGTGTTGTATATTCAACGTAATGAGGCTTTGTAGTTCCTAAACTTGTTAGGATATCATCCCACCTCCATTGAGCAACAACTGGTACACCTCTAAAAGTGAATTGCTCAACTCCGTTAATCAACTGAAGTAATCCATAATCTCCTCCGCCACCATCTTCGATGTCTTCCCTAAGTTGTGAATATACCGAACCAGTTACATTGAATACTTTTTGGTTTGCTGGTAAGCCTTTCAATTGTAAAGGTGCCTGGTCATAGATTGCTCTAAGTATAGCAAAACCATCACCAGCCGAAAGGTCACTTCCTGAACCAGTATTTGTTCTTGGAATCAAATCTTTAGCCACTAATTCAGGATAATGAACAGTCCAAAAACCGTCTAAAGAATCATAATTAGGGTTATTAGAAGCCTGATTACCAAAATAAGACAAACGGGTAATGTCTTGACGAATTGCCTGTTGTGTTCTTTGCAACAAGATATTTTCAATCAATGTGCCTGAAACATCTGGAAGCCTTGTACCTGTCTTCAACAACTCTTCAAATACTGTGTCCTCAAACTCATCCCAACACATTTCAAGGTCAACTTTCATTTTCTCAACGTCGATTGACCTTTCGTAAATGTCTGTTTTACCAACTGGAGTAAAGCCACAACCTGAATACTTTCTTACGATGTTTTCCAAAGCTGCAACAAAAACCATTTTCTTTTTATTCGCAACGTTTCCTAATACACGGAATTGTGAACGTAAATCGTCGTCGAAGAAAACTGGCTCTAAAAATATATTATTAGCCTCAGTACCCCTGAAAGCTACGTCTAATTGACTAAATTCAACTATTGCCATTGTTTAATTAATTTTAAAGGTTTGCATAAGTAATAGTCGCAGTTGTGTTGGTAATTACCAATGCGCTATCAAGCATGAATGAAAATTCTGTTAAACTACCCGCTTTAGAAGTTGCAAACAACACTTTCCAGTCGTTGCTTGAGTTCAAAGCACTTGTTGTGATATCCATAGCGGCACTTGGTGCTGAGGATACCCAAACGCTATTTGCACTATTTCCGCTTTCGTCATAGATAGTAAACTTCAAATAATCAGAAGCAGACGTTACACCGTAAATAGGTGTAGCTGTAAATCGGTCACCAGCCGAAGCAATATGATATGAAAATGAAACAGGGATTCTGTTTTCAAAAGTTTCAACACCATATAATTGCTCCGCATTTATGCCATCTGTATTGGCATACGGATTGGTGCGATTAAGACTATATTTACCAACGTATGTATTGGTACTTAAATAGCCATTTTCATTTTGGGCTGTGGGATTGAATGCCATTATCTTTGAGATATTTTGTTTTTAACTAAAGAAGCAAAAGAATCAAA